AAGGTGGGCAAGCGTACCATGGCCATCAACGGGAAATATATTCGCGGTTTTATCTGCCCGAATTTTGCCGATATTGCCAAGAAACTGGGCGGCAGCTCCAGCGGAACAGCCACAACGAGCGGTCCAACTATTTACACGGTGAGGTCCGGGGACACCCTTTCCAAGATTGCCGGCACCTACGGAACCACCGTGGACACCCTGGCGGAGATCAACGCCATCCAAAACCGGAACCTGATCCGGGTGGGCCAGGTGCTTATGCTCCAGGACACCCCCCAGGCCGCGGCGGACAAGCTGGAGACCCTGGGCGTGATCAATTCCCCGGACTACTGGGCAGACGCGGCGGAGGCCGGGAAAGTCCAATACCTGGGGATCCTGCTGAAAAAGGCCGCGCAGACCATAACCAGGACCGGAGCGCGTACCGATACGCCGGAGGAGGGCGTGGCCGCCCTGGTGGCCGCCGGCGTGATCAACACCCCGGACTATTGGCTGGCCAACTATGACACATTCCCCTCCCTGGACCTGCTGCTGTGCGCCCTAGGCGGGGCTGTGAAATAATTTTAAGGAGGACATATCAATGGAAACCATCATGCAGTACATCCCCCTGGCGGTGTCCGCCATCCTGCTGGCGGCCCTGATCCTGACCGTGATCACCAACATCATCACCCAGGTGGTGAAGAAAATCACCTGGGACAAGATCCCCACCAATATCCTGGCGGTAGTGGTGGCCATGGCCGTCACCCTGGTGGCGTTCTTTGCTGTGTTCCAGATCATGTGCTGGGCCGTCACCTGGTACATGGTGGCCGGAGCGGTGGCCCTGGGCCTGTTCGTGGCCTATGCGGCCATGTTCGGATTTGACAAACTGCGGGAGGCACTGGAACAGATCACCAACTGGAACAAAGGCAACGAGGAGTAAAGAGAACCCCCGGCACCATGCAGGTGCCGGGGGTTCTCTTACACAAATTAAATTATACTATCGTCCGCAGAAACGATGCAAATGCCGCATTTCCCAACGTGATAGACGTTCCCGCCATCGTCTGAATAAGCCCTTACACCGCTGTGCTGCTTGCTACCATCAAAACCGTTTGCCTCATACTCCCATTCTGGGCGGCGGGTCAATTTTCCGACAACTTCAAATCCGACATTTTTAGCATACTCCCTGATTTTCATATTATCCTCCGCTCTGCCGGGAAGTAGCCTCCCGGCCCGGCCTGTATTGAATTATTAGGCAAAGAACACGCCCAAGGGGCTGCCGGAGGGGGACCGCCACCCGGCGGGGTGAATGTCCTCCAGGGCCTCCCGGGACGTTTGACCATCATCCCAGCGGATCACCGCCATGGTGGCGGCAGGGGTCCAGCGGGTGGCCTCCCTTTCGAGGAAACCGACGATCACGCCGACCCCCATGGGGAACCCTGCGCCCCAGTTACCAACTACGGGCTGGCCGACCATGACCAGGCCGGGGTGTGCGGCGGGCTGGGAACACTGGGGAATGTAGGCGGACGCGGGATCCGCCGGGGCGCCCTCCTCCGTCTCCTCCACATATTCACAGGAGGCCCGGAACACGGGGGCCATGCTGTACCGTTCCGGGACAATATATTCCACGTCGCGGTCCGTGTGGATCTTTGTGCGGCGCTCCTGGCCATCCCGGCGGAACGTCACCGTTTTGGCCGTGCGCTTGACGATCTCCACCACGAAAACGCAGTTGTGATCGCAGGCGCTGGTGGTGTAGTAGGCTTTACCGACTTCAAAAGCAATCATCTTTCAGACCTCCCGGAAAAGATTTTGCGGAACAACCGCCGGAGCGGGACGAACACCGCCACAAATATGATCAGAGAAATTAGAAATTTCATCGTTTGCCCTCCTATTGACAAAACCGGATGATTTGTTTTATATTTGGGGTGCAGAGGTTTGGGCCTCCGCACCCCTGGCCTTTACCAGTTCAGCAATTTTTGAATTGCCAGAACTATGAGGCCGGACACCGTACCCGCGAGAATGTCAGCGCCTAACTGTTTCATTCTTTCGGGCCGCGCCGTAGGCTTTCGCCTACGGCGTTTTTTCTTGTTCATCTCAACCACCTCCTTTCCTCTTGAACTGATTATATTATACACTATATTATGTGTATAATCAATTGACAATATACACAAAATAGAGTGTATCTTTTTATTGCTTGTATACACTTTACAATGTGTATGTTGCGTGATAGAATAACCATGAAAGGAGGGGATCGGAATGGCGATTAGCTATCAGGGCGCATTTGAGAAAATGAAAGAGGCCGGGATCTCCACATACCGGATCAGGAAAGAAAAAATAGTATCAGAGGGAACCTTGCAAAGCATGAGAGAGGGACGGCCTGTTTCAACTGAAACCATTGAAAAGCTGTGCCTGTTGCTGGACTGCACCCCCAATGACCTTATGAAGATTACCCGCTGACGGCAGGCCGTGAACCTGCCTGCTCAATGAATAACCACGCGCCCGACAACTTTCTTATAATTTTCTTGTGCTGAATATTACCACGGGTTTTGACGCCGGCCTGTGTTAATATCAAGAAAAATGTGGGTCATATCCACAACGGAGGGGCGCCGGGTGAAGTTTTACGAAATCAACGGGAAAAGGAATTTGTGCGGGGACCGGATCCGAGAGGCCAGGCAGAAAAGGAGACTTTCCCAGTCTGAGCTATGCGAACTGCTGCAACTGCGGGGGATCATGGTGGAGCGGGATGTGATCAGCCGTATGGAGAGCGGGGCAAGGATTGTGACGGACTTCGAGGCTGTGGCCATTGCGGAGGTGCTGGAGGTCCCCGTGCTGTGGCTACTGGACAAAGAATAGGCCGGCGTGGTAGAAAGAACCACGCCGGCCTATTGTCATATTACAGAGAAAGAGAGGCCGCCCCCATGAAAGGATATAAGCACTTAACCGCCCATGATCGGAACAAAATGGCAAAAATGCGGAAAGAGGGCGCAACCATGCGCCAGATCGGCGCGGCCCTCCATGTGAGTGCGGCCACCGTCTGCCG